CAGCAGATGAGTCACGTCCAAAAAGAAGTAACATGCCCCAAAGATATCAAGATGGGGTAATTCACAGGATTAAGGATTAGTTATATGATTTGCACAGAAGTTGATTCTTATTTTTACAGATTATGTCATGAACAACTTATGATTAGTTGGGTCATCACACTTACGGATGATGTCAAGGTTTATGGAGATTATGACAGGCCGGGCTTGCCTAATCCTTGGACAAGGTTGACAGAGCACTGCCAGAAAAATAATGTTTGGCCTAAAAAAGTAGAACTCTATATGTTTGGAGCTGAAAAGAGGGTTTTCTTTGAGGATGAAAATGGATTAGATGGCATAGCTATTATGAGAGGCATTGCAAAAGACCAAGCTATGGATGGATCTCATTCTCAGTCTTTTCAAACATTAACAGTCTTGCATCTCAGAGATGATTGTAGTATAGTAGATGTTGCTAAATATACTTGGCCGTACAATGATTTCGAGCAGAAAGAATCTGAAAGAATCTTAACCACTGAAAACCTTGAGAATATGATCTTTAAAAATGACTCAGAAAAAAGACAGCACGAAAAAGTTAAAGAGTATCTCGACTGGCAACTTGTGTAATGCTGCACAATACGCTGCCGAAATTGTGTGTTTGAGAAAAGCTGAAAAAGATAATAAAGGTAGTTTGGAGTATAAATTTTGGAGCAAGTCTAAAAACGAGCAATACGAAGTTCAAGTACGTGCCGCTTGGAAGCTGATAAAGAAACATGGTGAGGATGCCTTGTTGAAATATATTAATAGCCCTAGCGGGAGAAACGTGTACTCGCTAGGGTTTTTGCATAAATCTGGTAAGTATGTACTCATACTGAATTTTGTTGAGAAAGGTGTAGCTAATGCGGCTAAGCTAGTAGAAAAAGAATCGAAAAAACCAAAGAAAGTACTTGACACTCCAGACAAAATAGATTATAAAA